TACGCGTCGATATACAGCTCGTTCTTTACGACATGATACGTAAGCTCATAATACTTATGGTCCTGACGAACCGTAGAAACCAACGCCTTTGCGTTTCCAACCGTGTAGTTATACCAAACCACGAAGCACTCGTCCTTGGTAATCTCAGACACATCGTAGTCAGCAACCTCGCTATTGTAATAGCGAATAAACTCGTCGATGAAAAAGTCCGGAGTCGGATTAACGCAAGAATCCATAGTGGCGCCTTTCTCTCTAAAATTTAAATGGTGGGCCCGATGGGAATCGAACCCATGACCTTGGGATTAAAAGTCCCCTGCTCTAACCTGCTGAGCTACGAGCCCATATGGTGGGGGTGGAGGGACTCGAACCCTCACGACTAACGTCGAGAGATTTTAAGTCTCCCGCGTCTGCCATTCCGCCACACCCCCAAATCTTGGAGCAGCACCCCACCATACCGCTCCAGTGGCTTTGTCCTAGTAACGTCCCGAGCGCTCTGCAAAGCCTCCCACACGAAATGAGCACTCGTTAAGTCAGACTTCCCCACGCATCCGACACCTTGCTGCCGTCCTAAACAACACAAGTCCCCTCGGCGGCCAACCCGAGCCAATCACTTAGCATTTTGACTAAGCGGCAAGAGCAGCTTCAACGGTGGTAATAGTGCCATCGAGAATCTTCTCAACAACCTCGGGAAGAGGCAGCGTCGGAACGGTACCCGTTGCCTGACCCTCACCCTCGGTGCCAAACAGAACATCCTCGAGAAGCGTGAGCTTGGCCTTGTCCGCCTGCTCCACGAAGTCGGTGGAAGGAATGGTGATCTGAGAAGTAGGCTCGTAGCCGGGAACCGGAACTGGCGTAGTGCTAAGCTCCCACGAGAACGTAATGGCCTCCGGCGAGTCGTTGATGGTCGAGTAGCCACGCTCGGAAGGAGCGGCGCGGCAGCCATAGATAAGATGCAGCTTATAACCGAAGTCATCGCCAGCGACGTCATTACCAATCTTGGTACGATAGCACAGACCAAAACTCTTACGAGGCTGCTGACCAATGCGCATGCCCTTAGTCGGGGTAGCAGAGCCATCGTTCTGCTCGAACTCATCGGGGTACGTGAACGCCTCGATGGTGGCGCCAAACTCCTCAGCAGAGTACAGAGTCAGGTAGTTCATGTTATCGGCGTACTGCTTCTGAGCCTCAGCACCAGAAGGAGACTCGGAGACGGACGTAAGACCGTTCCAAGCAACGCCGCCGGAATACTTACCAGCCGCGGTAACCTGATACAGAACGCCGTGGTCGACGCCAGTCTCATAACGATGCTCACCAATTGCATCCCAAACTAACTTAGCCATTCTGAATCCTTTCAGTCAGAATAATTCGATAAGAAAAATGATGAAGATTGTCCGAGCTATAATGCCTGTCGAAATCGCAGTAGTCGATTTCGTCCATAGCATCCAAAGTGTCTGTCGGAAAAGCGTCTTTTGTAATCAGAGTCGCCGTGTAACGATCTCGAACTAGATACGGTTTATCATCCGCAAACAGCTTGTGGTCGTCGTCATAAGAATAGACAACACACGGATAATCCATATGAATAGACGCCGGAGGCTGAAAATATGCCTTTTTAACCTTCGGCAGATTCTCCAGAATTTCCTGAAGTCTCAGACGTCGAGTCTCCCGAGACATAAACACCTCCAACACTAATCACAACTCGGGGCCGGTCAATGTCCACAGACGTAATCTTGAACTTGGTCCCTAGGTACTCAAGATAGCGCAAGGCTGGTACATGGGAATATAAGAACGCGTCTGAGACAATGCTGAACTGATTAGTAATGGTAAAGTTGTCATTAATATTCTCTGAGTTGTCATAACGACGACCGCTACGAAGAATATCGCCCTTGTAAGGACGCGCTTCAATGACGTCTTCCCAAATACCAGGAGCAGTCTCTTCCTGAACCGCGAATCCTATATTCCCATAGTACCTAGCCATGAACTATCTCCTTATGATTTTGACTACTCGCCGTCGTCAACAGTCGGAGCGGTATACTCTGGGTAACCCTCGGGCCAACCCTTAGCGTCCTTGGTCTTTGTAGCGGTCGAGAAGTCGCCGGAACGCGGACCGAAGGTGAAGGGCAGCGTAGAAGTGGTCTCGAGAGCAATTGCGGTGTAGGGATCCTGCAGAGCGCCCGAGCAACGGGTCTCAATCAGGTACTCATACTTGTTGAAGTCGAGGTTGAAGTCGTCGAACATAGTGACGGCGCCGCCCTTGTCGGCACCAATCACATAATCGTTCGGGTTAACAATCAGGCCAAGAAGAGTACGAGTCTCGTTGACGGTCGAGCCCTCGGTCTGACCAGGAACCTGAGCAACGCGAGTAGCGCCCTCAAGCACGGGAACCTCAAGAATGCGAGAGACACGGAGAGCGGTGGCCAGCTCGGCCTCGGTCTTGTACAGACGATGACCAATCTGATCCTTAGCGAGCAGCATACGAGTCAGAACGTCGTTAGTGGTAACAAACCAAGGCTGACCAGAGCCCTTATAGTCCTTGCGAGAAAGCAGGGCGGTATCAATGAGAGCGTCGGCAATCTGGACGTAAGTGGCCGAGGCGGGAATGGTGACCAGCTGGTGGATGCAGTACAGGTCGTCATCGTGATAAATCGGACGAATGTTCGACTCGTTAATCTTCGAGACGTCGTTCGCGGGACGGCCGTCGCCGATGAGGGTGGCCACAGCCAGCTCCTCCTCGAGCATCATACGCATCTCAGACTTCATCCAAGCGACAACGTCCATATCGACAATATCGACGATGTCGTCGCGGTCAAGCTTCTGCAGCTTGTACACAGTGGTCGGCGTGGTCGTACGAGCCGCCAGCGAGAAGAACTCCTCAATCTTCTGGTTGCCCTTGATGTAGCCACGAGCGCGAGCCTCGTACTCGGTGATGTTCGCGGTACGAGACTTGATACGGCTAAACGGGGTCTTCTTCAGAGCACCCCACCAAGCAGAAACCCAGCTGTTCTCGCGCTGAATGAACGTCGGGGTCTTGTCGATAGCACGAGCCTCAGGGAAGAGAATCTCGAGGTTCTCAATGCCATGCTCAAGGAAAGCATCCTTGAGGTTGCCAACACGAGGAGCCTCGGCGAGAATCTCGTTAAGAGCGTCGTGGGACAGAGTCTCGGTGTCGGTATCGGTGGTGTTGTCAAACACGTTCTTGTGCATATCATCCTCCGTATCGGAATGCTCGGCGGAATCGTCATCCTCGCCGTCGTCGGAACCCTTACCCTCAAGGGCCTGACCAACCATAAAGTACATAACGTTCTTCTGCTCCTCAGTCATCGAATCGATGACGTCCTGAACAGTCTTATCGGACTTAGACATGTCCTCGTCCTCCTTTTCATCATCGTCCGCGTGCGACATATCCTCCGAGTGGAAAATCTCGCCAGAATAAATAATGGCCTCATCATCCAGCTCGGTGATATCGCCATCGTCGTGCTGAATACTCAGAGGATCAATGAGCGCTCCAGGATTGGCACCAGCAAGGACCAGACTAACCTCACGAATCATACCATGAAGAACGTTGTTTCCCTGCTGCTTAAGCTTGTTAGCATAGATGGACATCGAAGTGACGTCTCCATGCTGAACAAGAGTCTTAGCATTTTGACCCTGAGGAGTGTCATTAAACGAGCAATAGGCGTAAACGCCATCGTCGCGATTCTCAAGGTCCGCATGACCTAAAACGTTCATAGGATCATTATGGATGTGATGCCACACCAGCGGAACGGTCTTACCGTCGCAATCCTTGAACGCGTCCTTGCGAATGATGCGACCATCACCGCAAGTTAGGTCATTCTTTGTGGCATAGCCACTAAAATCATAACCCATAATTTCTCCTACTTCCCATTCTTACGTTTATAAATAGCATCAGCTCTCCGCTTAACTTCTTTGTTTTTGGCTTCCTGCTGTTGCTTTTTACGCTCTTCAGCGCCTTCGTCATATTTCTTACCCTGAAGTTTGGCGATGCGACGAGCTAGCGCTGTTTTCTCTTGAGAAATCCATCCAGAAAGATTGGTTCCTTCTGTCTGAATTTGCTCTTTAAGAGACTGAATTGTTCCACGAATTTCCGCGGTGTTATGGCCTTCTTCAAGCTCTCCGCCCTTATTAAGAAGCTCTATTTGCTCAAGAAGTTGGTCCTTTAAGTCGGCAATTTTACGCTTGGTGGATTCCTGTTGAGCAGCCGTGTTAAGTTCGCTCTCTTCTTGGAGCTTTTTAATGGCATTGGTCAACGCGGCCTTGTTGCCTTTGCCTGCTTTTCCTGATTTGCCACCTTTGCCAGATTTTCCCTTACTAGAACCGCCGGAACGACCCTTGCTGGTGGATCCAATCGAAGACACCGGGCCGAATTTACCAGCTGCTTTTTCTTTCACATACCGTTCGTGGCGAGCAACCGGATCATAGTATGGGGACGCATAGCTTCCGTATTTGTAATTACCACCGCGTTTTCGACCAACGATACTTTTTGTGGTTTTACTAAAAGACGGAGCACTAACGTCAGCCTTATAAGTAGACTTCATATACTTTGACTGATAGGCGTGGCTAAGAGAATCATCTCCGCGAATTCTATAGACAAGATCACTCATTTCCGCCACCCATCTGACTCTCGATTTCCTCGAGCTGCCTTAGGTATTCTTGAGCTTCTTCAAGACTTAACGACTCAATGTCAATGCCAGATTCAAACTCTCCGTTTTGAGTGTTTTCATCAACTCCTGTCGCCATAGGAACAGAAGCGTTTGGGTCATCCTTAAGAGGATTAATGTTCTTGTTAAGAAGGGCATCAGCACGAGCGTCATCAACCGGTTGGAAGCCAAGAACTGCTCGAAATTCATTAGCACTGACAATCTCGTTAGCAGTAAAGCTGTCGGCAATCGCAGCAAGAGTCTCAACAGGAGCAAGACGGAACGGGTCACGGAAGTAGCTAATAGCCTGGCCTTGACTTCGAGCCGTTCTAGTTAAGAACTTTCGATTAAACTCGTCAACGAAAGCCGCAAGAATCGGTTCGAGCGTTCG